ACTCCTAAACTCTCAAAGTGAGATTTAGCTCTGTTAAGAATTGACATAAATTATTATTCTGTACCAATAGTTAAAGCACCAGTGCCTTGAAACGTAACAGATCTAGCAACAACTCCATCTAAAGGTTGGTTTACAGACATTCCTGTAACTATACCTGAACCTTCAAATTTTCTGTCACCAGACGTGCTTCCTTCAGGTAATAATTTAAAAGTTAAACTTGACCCAGCGGTTAATTGTGTTTGACCACTATCTGTTTCGTCAAAGTGCATTTCTAAAGTACCTGAAAATGATGTTCTACCAGCTATGAAAGATTTAGCTCCATCTTCCATTTTAGTTGACTCAACTACATCCCCTGTTGTTTCAAGAGTAAAGCCTGTTAACTCACCTACTGCCGTTCCACCTACTGCTACTTGTCCTTCTTTTCCATGATGAACTGCCATTTTATTTTCCTCCGATTGATTTGTTTATATTATTTTTCATCGTCCTCGTCAAACTCTTCTTCATTGTCCTCATCAAAATCTTCCTCTTCAAAGTCCTCATCTTCAGAGTTGTCTTCACGAATTTCGTTAATAATATCTTTTACCTCTTCACAAAGTAGAGATTCTTTATCATGCAATTTTTCTATTGCATTCATTTTTTTTTCTATTTTTTCTAAATTTTTTTCTATACTAGCCATTTTGCTCCTTAAGGTGTTCC